TCTTTCGTTTGCGCTTAGTCTTAACAACCCGTCAAAGATTGCTGAGCTTCAAGAAATTGAATTTTGGAAATCTAAGTTTGATATTGCTGCTTCTGCAACAGAGGGATACTTTTCTCGACGTTGGGTTGGCGAGCATATCTTTGGTATGTCTAACGAAGAGTTTGTTCGCAATCAAAGAGAAATTTACTATGACCGTAAATACGATGCGTCACTTCAACAAGTTGCTGAAGCTGCAGCAGCCAGCGGAGCAGCCGCCGGGGGCTTAGGTGGTGATGCTGGTGGCTTAGGTGGCGGTGACGATCTCGCTGGAGCACTTGGTGGAGATACAGGCGCCGATGCTTTAGGTGGTGATCCGGGCGCCGACACACCAGCAGAAATACCTGCTGCTGATGCAGACGCTGGTGCTGCCGATGATTCAGCACTTCTTGCAGTACCACCCGGTTCTCGAAATGATAAAGTCAGAGAATACGAAAAAGGTACATACGTTGCTAAAAATGGTACGAATGACAAGAGAGACATGGGTGCAAGAACTCGTTCTACGCATGCTTTATATAATAGAGAGAAAGGCGGCAGAGCCAATAGAGCAAAGTTTCCCGGTGCTAGTGACCTTGCCACGTCACCAATTCCGAGTATAGCAAAAGGTATTTATGAAGAGGAAGAACCTATTTATAAATTGAAAGAGACTAATGAAGAACAAAAACTTTTTCAAGTAAACGAATCATTAGATCATTTAATTAAAAGTTTAGAAGATAAAAAAGAAATCATAACGGAGCAAAATGATGAAAACTAAATATAACAAAAAAAGAAATACTGCTTTTGTTTACGAGGCGTTGATTAGAGAAGGAACGTCTGCGATTTTACAAGGTGACCACGATAGAAAAAATACCGTTGTTAAATTGATTAAAAAACATTTTGCACCTGATTCCATACTTTATAAAGATTTACAGTGCTATCAATCTCTTTATGAATCTCAAGGACTGGATAAAGAAATTTGTGAAAAGATTGTAAGAGAAGCTAAATTGGGGCATCGGGTATTAGATCCACATGGTTTATTCATAAGCCAGACTGATTTAATTAAAGATGTTAATAAAGAGCTTGAGCCTGCAGTATTCAACAACTTTGTTCCAAACTATAAATCTCTTGCCAATATTCACAAAATGTTCAATTCTATGAGCAGCCCAAAAGATTCTATAATTTTAGAGCAAGCTGTTCTTAAACAGATGATTGCTTCTGCAGACACAACAAGTGACTTTGATGTTGATAATTTAGTTGTCGAAGAATTTGTTAAGAAGTTTAACAGCAAGTATGATAGTGTGCTGTTAGAGGAGCAAAAGCAATTACTAAGCTTGTATATTAGTTCTTTTGTTGATAATGCGCTAGAATTTAAAATGTTTTTGAATGAAGAATTAACACGCTTGAAAACCGAGCTTGTCAATTCCAAAGACAGTGAAGATGTTTCTGCTGATGATGAAATGATTAGTAAAACAAATACAATTATAGAAAAATTAGAATCTCTTTCAAAAGGCGAGGCTGATACAAGTATGTTGCTTACTGTTTTAAAAGTGCAAGAACTCGTAAAGGAACTTAACTAAAATGCCCGTCGTTATTCGTGTTGGTAAAAAAGCTAATGAAAAGAAAGTTAGACTTGAACTTAATGCTCGTCAGGCGCTTAATGGCGATGTTATGATTTTTGATCATGGTGACATTGATATTGTCTTATCCCCATCAGCCAACAAAGTAGTGGCATTTCCTAAAGAAACATTATCAGATTTAGTATATGGAGCGCAAAATAGATTAATGACTGTATTAATGAAAAAAGGTATTATTAAAGCTGAAAGTATTCAAGCTGGCTCATACTTTGGCGCACTAGAGGGTCAAATTCTTGAATCCACTAATCCAGATGTCAACGGTGCAAAACTTGCATTAATTAATATTTCTCAATTTATCGATGAAGAAAGACCATACTTTGAAAATACTGAAGCGATTATCGCCAAGTCTGAAAAAGAATTAGTACATCCTGACAAGGAAGACTCTACTGAACTTGGCGAAGTTCCACAAGAAACCGAGAAGGGCTCACTTCGACATACGTATGTGAAAGATCCCTACGCACTAAACTACATGTATACTATTTGAGGAATTAATGGAACTATTAACATTTATACTGTGTGCCTACGGGCTAACACAAATTATTGTTTACGGAAAGATTTTTAAAGACATAAGACCAACCGAAGGTAGACTTGGAGAACTATTCAGATGTCCAATGTGTATGGGATTCCATGTAGGCTGGTTTTTAATGTTACTTTCTCCGTTTACAGAACTATTTAATTTTGACGTAACTGTGGCTAATTTTTTGATCTTAGGTTGGTTATCGTCAGGAACATCATATGTTTTAAATATGATTTTTGGAGATGAAGGAATTAAACATGAACACAAACAATCAAACCCAGACTCTTGTCACTTGGACAAACAAGTGGATGCTTCAGCCAGTGAGACGCTGCTGTAAAGGGTCTTAGCTATGAATATTACTGAAAAAGAATTAAAATCAATCATTGCTGAAGAAATTCAATCTATGGTCGAAGACGGCACTATTGATGAAAATATTTTAGACCGTCTTAAAGCTCAAACTAAAGGAATTGGTTCTGGTCTTGCTGGTGCAGCTTTATCAAAACTTGGTGCTAAGGGCGCCGGCGCCGAATTAATGAGAGTTAGAAAAGCTAAACAAGCTACTTCTGTTTTGCAATCTTATGCTAAAAAAGTAACAGGTATACTTCAAGGTATTGAAAAAGATATTTTAAAATTACAAATTGATCCTCAAGATCCAATGCTGAAACCAATTAAGAAAGCTTTACAAGCCTTGCGCTCTGCAAACACTAGCATGGCAAGCCAAACAGATAAGCAGTTAATGGCACAAGATCAGCAACAAGCCACAGCTACTGCAACAACCACTGGTACACCTGCCCCCGCGGCCGCGGAGTAAAACAATGTCAAAGAAATTACTTAGAGAATATTATGCATTATGTGAAGGCGGCGTATGTCAAGATCTTCTCACTGAAGACGAAAAGAGATTTGTATCTGAGGGCGGAATGATTCTTTCCGGCATTATGCAGATGTCTGAAACTCAAAATGGAAATGGTAGAATTTACCCACACAAAACCTTAGTTCGCGAAGTTGAAAATTATAAAAAAGTTGTAAAAGAACGCAGAGCCCTTGGCGAGCTTGATCACCCTGACGATTCTGTAATTAACTTAAAAAACTGCTCTCACATGGTTACATCTGTGTGGATGGAAGAAAACAAAGTTATGGGTAAGATTAAGGTTTTAGAAACACCATCTGGTAAAATTCTTAAAGAATTAGTCAATGGTGGGGCTACTGTTGGAGTATCTTCTAGAGGTATGGGTTCTGTAAAAGAAGCGGGTGGTCGCACGATAGTAGAAGACGATTTTCAATTGATTTGTTTCGATATGGTTTCTGAACCTTCCACTCCGGGTGCATTTATGATGCGAGAAGCTAAAGAATTTAACAATGATGTTTTCACAAAGGCTGATAAAATCAATCGGCTTTTAAACGAGGTTTTAAGTGAAGAAGAGTGATTTAAAAGAAATGATTAAGCCTCTTGTAAAAGAGTGCATACACGAAGTCCTTTTGGAAGAAGGACTTTTGTCGAATGTGGTATCTGAGGTAGCCAAAGGCTTGCAGACTGCCCCAGTTATCAAAGAAGAAAAGATAGTTAAACAAACTGCACCACCACCCAAAAGCAAAAACTATAATTCAGAACGAAAGAAATTAATGGACGCTTTAGGAAAAGATGCGTACAATGGTGTTAATCTGTTTGAGGGCACCACTCCTGCCCCCGCAGACTCACCAGCAGGGTCAGTAGACCTTGGAGATCCAAACGACGCTGGAGTGGATATAAGCTCGATTATGGAGCATTCAAGTAAAATTTGGAACTCAATGAAGTAGGATATAATGAGAAAAAAGAAACCAGCAAATGTATCTGTAACTCTTAGAGAGTGCAGAGGTAATCAAGAAGTAATGATCAGAAGGTTTATTAAAAAGACCAAGAAAGCAAAGATTGTTGAAAAGGTCAGAGAGGGTCGTTATTACACAAAGCCCTCTGATCAAAAACGATTGGATAAAAAGAAAGCTGATCGTAAACGCAAGAGAGATGAACTCAAAAAACAAAGAGCGTTAGAAAAACGCACGAGAAAAAATAGATGACTATTTATTATTGTAAACATAAAAGAGGGAGAAATAATGTCCGTTTATAAAGCAACAAGTTGGGGTCGCACAAGAAGACCAAAACATTTAGTAGAACACCTTCCGACAACAAAACAGGGAGCAACTACAGTAGCGGTAACCGCTGAATCCGATCTTAACAATAATTTAAATGATGGTACTGAGGGACAGAATGGTTATTCAACAGAAAATCAAAGATTCCTACATGTTCTTGTAAAAACAAATAATAGTAAATCTGTTGCAATTTATGCATATAATTACGCTTTTGGAGAATGGGCACAATTGTTTTTACCATTAGGAAATGCGACACACACTGCCGCAGTAGCCACCACTGGAAGCGGCGGAGAAGCTATACACTATATTTTCGATATAGCGGGTGTTGATAGGGTGGCATTTGTTTCAGGCGATGCCCCCGGAACCGTGCGTGCTGCGTGTAGCACGTTCTAAGGAGTTTTTTAGTGTCAAGTTTTGGATGGGCATATATTGATTGTAGTAGTAGCGCCGGGTTAACTATTCCCGGTCCTGTTAACTCAGTGGTATTCCTCACAGGGGCAAATTCCCCAAGCGGCTCATCTAAACTTTTATACTACACTGGTTCAGAGGGTGGCGGACACTCTCCAAGCACTCTTGTACTGTCAGGAAACTTGGTTGTTACTGGTGCTGTTAGCGCTAGTGTTTTTCAATATGAAAACATTACAATTATTGATACAACAGGTTCAACATTTTTTGGTAACTCCAACGACGATACACACTCTAGAATCGGCAGCTTAATTGTTAAGAATGCTGCAGGAGTCAATGTTTTAAGCTCCAGTGCAATAAGCCAAAAAACTCATGTACGTGGCTTCAATGTAATGTACGAAACTGTTTTGCCAACAAGCAGCTTAACAGCAATTCATACGGCTAGTAGTCCTAGTTATATTATTGGTGTCCGTTCCACTGGCAGTGTTAAGATAGAAATTCCTGCTCCATCAACATACGGCACTGGAGCAATCTTGTTAGTTAAAGATGAAGTAGGACACCTTAACGGAACAGACATAAGATTAAGCGCATCATCCGCTGCTACATATACAATTGATGGCGCAACAAATTATGTTCTCACAGGATCAAATCCTGCGATTAGTTTATATTCTAATGGAGCCAACTGGTTTGTCTTCTAATTAATAAGAGAGGCTAACAAATGGCATACAACAATTTATCAGGTACGGTTGCTCAGCCAAACAAGATGATGCCTCGCCAAGATATTAATGGCAGCATCATTGTGCCGATTATTTCTGGCAGTCTAAGCACTTCGGACGCAGCAGAAGTAATCAACGTCCCTCGCGTCTCAAACGCAACAAATAATTCTATTATTACTAATGTCGGTGGTGATGCAAACACACTAACATGTGAGAGTAATTTAAAGTTTGATGGAACTACATTAAGTGTTATTGGTGATATTAGTGCTAGTATAAATATTTCTGCTTCTGCATTTCACGGAGATGGCAGTAAACTTACTAACATTAACTTTGATAATATTGTTGCCGCATCACCCCCCTTCTCCGTTCAGTTTCACGATGGTGTAGATGGAGATATTACTGGTTCGACAAGCCTTATATTTCAAAATAATGTTTTGCAAATTGGTGGCGGATTAAAATTTAACAGAAGAAGTGTGAGCACAACGATTACTGCTTCAACTACGGATTATTATATTGGTACCGACACAACTAATGGTGTACTAGCAATAAGGCTGCCAGATGCAGCAAGCTTATTAAGTGGACAGACTTACGTTGTTAAGGATGAAGCTGGAACGGCCAACAATAATAATGTAACAATTGCTGCGTCTGGATCACAGACAATCGACGGTCAAAATCAAGTAATTTTGGAATCACCCTTTGCATCAATCCAGCTTTATTGTAACGGAACCAATAAATAT